ATAACTAACCTAGAACTTGTATATGATACAATTACTGTACCGGCGTTAGTACCTCCCAATCCTTGGAAAACTGTTACTTTCAATACCACTGATGTTACTAAAATAGATGTTGCTTTTACCTTTCCAGAAGGTATGCGTCAAATTATTGCTAAAGGCAGTAAGGCTGGTGAAGTACAGGAAGCAGTTGCACAAATAGAGTTACAGTATCGTAAAGTTGGAGGTTCATGGAATCCTGTACCTAACTTTATGAATGGTAGTACTGATACTACAACTACAAGTGCGTACACAGACACACTACCTGCAGCAACATATACCAGTACTACAATTGCTGGTGGAGACAATAGTTTTTTAGGCAGTGTTGTAAATTTATATCGCTGGTATACAATTGCAGTAGGTGCTGGTGGGTTAGTACACACTTTTGCTGGTGCAGCCACAAACACTCAACTTGGCGAGCCAAGCACAGAATTAGTGAACGATTACAAGTCTTCTACTTATAGTCAGTTACTGGGCTTTGGAGATAGCTATACTCGCCTACCAGAAGTACCCTCTAGTTTTATTAAGCTATATAATGTATGTGTGTATGGTACTACTGGATACGTTACACACGATGATCTTCGTGGCAACTCATCAAACTATACTGGATTTAATTTTAGTTATACAAATGAAACTGCCCCGTATTACGATGCTCCAACTAGTACAAGTAGTACAGGAGCTGTAAAAATAATGATTAGCACTGGTTATTATACTAGTGCACAAACAGTTAATACCGGTATAGACAATACTATTTTTACAACATTAGGACAAGCAGGTACGTTTGCCGCTACTAGCCCCTATAGCGGATGGAACCAACTTTTACAAACTGACGGAGTCTGGAATGCTGGAAACACTGGAGAGACGTTCGATAAAACATTTAGTTTTACTACTGCAACAGATGGCTATTATAAAGTAGAAGCTTGTGTTGATGACTTGGGTGACGTTATAATTGATGGTAATCCTATTATATCAATGCCTTTTCCAGGATATAATGACGTATCCTCTAAAGTTATACAACTTGAAGCAGGCGCTCATACAATTCGTATACTTGCAACAAATAGGACCGGTAATAAAGCCGTAGCTGTAAAAATTACTTATAATAATGACGGATTTTTAAACTCAGCATCTTCTAATAGCACTATACTTACATTTGGAACAAATAGTTTCTATAGTAAAGAAAAAAACGCATTTAATTTTGTATATTCATTCAAGAACCTAGCCCCAGCACAATACGAAGTTAGAGTGCGCAGAGTTAATGATAGTAACCCAGAACCTAGTGATGAATTAAGAAATTACTTTAAAGTAGTATTATTTAGTGTTACTGCGTTCAGTAATACTCAACCTGCTATTGATCCACCTGGTTGTAGAATTGCAAAAAGCGCTATTCGATTACAAAGTAGCAGCAAAGCAAATGGTACTATTGAAGGTGTAAATGCATTACTACAAACAATTGCTTATGACTGGGACGGTACACACTGGACCTTAAGAGCAACTAATAATCCTGCTAGTTTGTTTTTATATGTATTAAGTCATCCAGCTAACGCATATCGAGTAGAAGTAGCAAATGCAGCTTCTTCAATTGATCTAGCACAGTTTCAAACATGGCATGCTTTTTGTGTGTCAAAAAAGTTAAGTTATAATGCGGTAATAACTAATACACAAAGTGTAATGGATGTACTACGAGACATAGCGGCAGCCGGTAAAGCCAGCCCTAGTTTTGTTGATGGTAAGTGGTCTGTGGTAGTAGATAAACCCCGCAGCTATCCAATACAGCACTTTACTCCGCACAATAGCTGGGGATTTGAAGCTACAAAAATATTACCAAAAATTCCTGATGGTTTTCGCATATCTTTCCCAAATGAGGATAAAGCCTATCAACCAGATGAAATTATTGTATACAAAGAAGGTATGTTGGCTGCAAATGCTACAATATTTGAAGAGCTAGTATTACCTGGCGTTACTAATAAAGCTCAGGCTGAATATTTTGGTAAGTGGCATTATGCACAGCTAAAGTTGCGACCAGAAATTTATACTTTTAACACAGACTTTGAGTACTTAGTGTGTACTAGAGGCGACTGGGTTAAAGTTGCTCATGATGTTCCATTATGGGGCACAGGAACCGGACGTATTGTGTCTATTAGTGGCGGTGGACTAACACTCAAACTATCAGAAAGCATACTATTAAAGAAACCTGCTGATGGTGGTCCTACTACTTATGCAATTAGAATTCGTACAAACGCATTATCAAATAACTCAATACTAAAAAGTCTCGCACCTATAACTACTACAGGGTACACAGATACTATTACATTAGCATCTTCTGTATCAAGCGATGGTGTACTGCCTGATAATTTGTTTATGCTAGGAGAGCTTGGAAAAGAAACTCAAGACCTAATAGTAATATCTGTAGAACCAACTGGAAATACTTCCGCAAGGCTAACGCTAGTGGACTATTCTCCAGAAATATACTTGGAAAACTTTACTAACTTAGTTTACGATGCTAATATTGATGGTAATAGTGTAAAAGCCGGAACTAATCCTATTTTATATCCACCAATTATTGTTGGCATGACTAGCGATAATACTATTAATGAGCAAATAACTAAAGGTAACTACCAAAATACTTTATTGGTTAGTTTTGCAAATCCAAGTAAATTATCGCAATATGCTACAAAGGTTGAATTACAGATTGTTTTATCAACGGCTGAATTTAATGATAATACTTCTACTGATTCTTATATAGTTAATAAAGAATCTGGCTCTGTAATTGTAAAAAACTTAATTACAGGAAAGAGTTATAAAGTTAGAGTTAGGTATACTAACGCTGACGGTACCTTAACTGGACCATGGTCAGATCCTTTATTTGTAGTAGCAAACGGCAGGTCTACTAATACTTCAGGAATTACCAGTATGACCGCTAAGCGCTCTACTAGGTTTTTAAATATTGCCCCGTATATAGCTACAAAGCCAAATGACTTTAAGTACTTTGAAGTAAGAGTGTTTAAAGATCCCGGTACAGGTGATTTTTGGGATAACACAAGCACTGATATTAAGAAAGTTACTTTTACTGGTACAACAAGTATAGATTTAAAAGAGTTCCCAACTCCTAGACTATCTGATGCACCAGGAACGCAATATCGAGTAGCTTGTAGAGTAGTAGATAATGCAGGTAACTATAGCTCTACTAGTAGTTTGTTAACAGTATTATTAACAAAAATTGCACCATAACAAACTGCCGTAGGAATACGGCAATTTATATTTTAGGAATTAATAAATGAGCGCTACTTTAACTGCAGGGCCAACTTCCGTTATACTTAAAGTTGATACTCCTTTGGATACAGACGGTATTACGCCCAGAGACGACTTAATTGGAATAAAAGTATGGTATTCAACTACCACCGGATTTTCTACTACTGGCGTAACTCCGTACTATGATGGTACAGGACTAACATTAACTATTCCTGGATTAACTGCCGGAACTCCTTATTATGTTAAATACGCACTTATTTCTGAAATTGAGCCAGATAACTATACTGTCTCGAATCAATTAACAGCCACACCGACAGTAGTTAGTGAGGCAGTTTCCCCACCAACATTTTACATTAGTAACTACGGTTCTACTTTTAGAAAAGACATAGACGGAACAATATACCCGTCTAGTGGTATTATAGTTGACACAGGATATTCTAACTTTAAAACTTCGCCTCAACCAACTTTTCAATGGAAAAAAGACAATGTAAATATTAGCGGCGCCACTAACTTTAGTTATACTGTGCCTGCGAGCGACTACGCAGATGGTTCAACAACACATACGTATAGTTGCGTAGTGTCTGGATTAGATCTATCAGGCACTGCAAAATCTATTACTTCTTCTACCACTATTCCACTAATCTCTGATGGAGTACGCGGCCCAAGAACTGCTAATGGTTATTTATACTATCAAACAGCAGTTGCTACAGACCCTGGCACGCCTACAGCAACAAATTACAATTTTACTACAGGGCAGTTTGCTACATTAACTGCTGGCTGGGGTTACACACCAATCAGCGCAAGTACTACCAATACTAGTTTAAAAGGCTGGGTTTGTAGATTTGTAGTTATAGAGCCTAGTTATGGAGCAGCCACAGGTAATGCAACTGTAAGTGCAAATAGTACTAGTATTACTTTTGACGGCATAGTTACGTTTAGTAATTATGCAAGTGGATCAACGCCGCTTGCAACTGCTGCTAGTGTTTCTAGTAAATTAGACACTACAACCGCTAACTCATCTACTTTTGCTAATACTTTAGTAGCTAATACTACAGTTATTGATGGTGGAAAAATTACTACAGGCACTATTGCCGCCAATCGACTAGATTTAACCGGAGTATTAACAGCTACTTCTGTAGGCACAGGCGGGACCACGCAAATTGATGGTGCTAGAATTACTACCGGAACTATTAATGCTGCTCGTTTAAATCTAACTGGTTACTTACAGGTAGGTACTGCCGCATCAGATATTAATAGTAGCGGTGTTGATGTTAACGGAAATAGGATTTCTACCGGTATTAATGGTGGTAACATTACAACAGGTTCAATTAACGCAAATCGTTTAACCGTTGGACAAACAACCGGAGTAGATAGAATTAGACTATACGACAATAAAATAGAAATATGGGCTAACAATGGTAGTGGTACTAGTGTACGACGAGTTGTGCTTGGAGATTTAAGTTAATGGCATACGGATTACAAACGTTTAAAAGTGACGGTACTACTGTAGTCTTACAAAACTCCACCAAAAGCGGAGTTTTTGGACAGGCGTATACTATAGCTAAAAGCGGTACACCAGGGCTACAAACAGTTGTAGAATTCCCGCAGTATACAGGCAGAACCATAAGGCCCATGCAGCTTAGACCTGGTGGACATGTTTGGTACGTAGGTGTAGTCAATAACGTACCAAGAATAACTTTTACAGAAAATTCAGCTATTGGTGTTACAAGCGCTAGTTTTTATTATGAAGAAACAGTTCTGTATATTTTTGTTAAATAAGGATACCCATGGCCTACGGTCTACGAATAATAAATGACGACAGCGAACTACTAATTGATAGCGACTATCTTAATCCTACATTTGTACAAAAATTAGAGTTTGATACAACGCCCACCTTAGTTGAAGCTGCAAGCGGCTTTATACATCCTGGCTATATAAAAAGAGAATATAAAACTACAAATACTGTATCTATGGGTGTTACTGGAATGGCGTATGTTGTAATGTGGACTTTGCCTGACAATGGTGCTAATGACATTTACTATAATTTTGATACTTCTATAGCTTACTTAAACGAAAAGCTTACTTGTTTTGTTTATGCAAACTCTACTGGTAACGCTTTAACATATACACTACCTACCGCTTACGTTTTTGCAGTAACCCCAGCAGGAATTAATACTTTAAACTCAACAGGTCCTGCATTACGTATGTATAATAGTGCTGGGCAAAAAACTTTTGATAGTAACTTAGTTCAATTAGCTCCTTATAGTATTACTGATACATTTGCATTTTCTATAGCAGGAACAAATCCAAATAATTACGGAACTACTCCAGTTTCTATTAATTTATCTATACCTACTAATCCGATATTTATGTTACCGGATTTTCATGCACTAAGAATAAATAAAGGTCCTGAGAATAGTATTGCCCACCAAGAGTATTTGTATCAAACAGCGTTTAGAAGGATAGGTAGTACCTTATATACTAGACTATACGTTGTAGATTACTACAATGAAGATTATGCCTGGCCATTAACACAAACCACTTTTACTAGCGGAAATAACAATCAATTATCTATTATTGTAGCAGATGCTAATTTATATGAAGCTGTATCTGCTGGAGGCGGTGGAGGGGGCTCTAATCCTACATACACACTTTCTTCAAATTTTACTTCAAGAGATGAAGGTACAACAGTTGTAGTTACTTTAAATACTACCTTAGTAGCTGATTATACAGAATTTTTCTATACTGTTACCGGAGTTGCCGCAGCTGATTTAAGTACCGGTGGAGTAACTGGTAAATTTATAATACTTAACAATACAGCAAGTGCTAGTTTTACTTTTGCAAACGACTTGTTAACCGAAGGTACTGAAACATTTATACTAGGCCTAGATGGTTTAACACAATCGGTAAGTGTAACAGTTAATGATACTAGTAAAGCGGGTACATTTAGCTGGAGTACACCTGGAAATGTAAATGAGGGTTCAACAGGTTTCACTACATTTAATGCTACTAATGCCAACGGCAAAGTTGTAACATTTAGCGTAATAGCCCCTAGTACAGGTACAAGTGTATCTGGTTCCAGCGATGGAGCGCTGTTAACAAGTAGTTGGACAGTTAGTGGTGATGCACCCACTTCTATAAATGTACAGTATTCGGCAGTAGCAGACTCAACCACTGAAGGCCCGGAAGCTTTTCGAATTGTAGCAACAGTAGATGGTGTTCCATACACAAGTAATGATATTATTGTAAATGATACTAGTAAGACAATTGGATATTCTGTTTCGGCAGCAGACAATTGGGATGAATCTGGTACTTACGCAGTAACTATCGGTGCTAACAATGTTAACGGCACAACACTATATCTAACGACAGACAATGCACTTGTAACACCAAGTTCAAGCACAGTAACAGTAAATTCGGATACTTTTACTGTTAATGTAAATTATACAGCAGGTATTGTAACTACTAATACAACAGTAAGACTACATGTAAGAACAGGCAGTGCGACTGGAACAATACAAGCTTTCAAAGACATTATTTTAACTAACGTAGCGTCTTCTTATAGTTTTGGAACAGTAGCTGCTTTTAATGAAGGCAGTTCAGGCTCAGTACAGTTTAATTACAGCTATGCTGCTAATAAATCCGTAACATTTTCAGTTGCTGCCCCTACCAGTGGCACAAGTGGTGTATCTGATGTTACACTAAATACTACAACTCACAGTATTGGGGCAACAAATGCTTCTGGAAATGTAAGTGTTACGTATTCAGCAGCAGCCGACACTACTACCGAAGGCCCAGAGTATTTTCGAATTGCAGCAACAGTTGATGGTAGTACATATTATAGCAACAATATTACTATAAATGATACCTCGCTAACGCCTACACCAACGTATGTTTTAACACGATCTGTTGCAAGTGTTAACGAAGGTGGCAGTTTTTCAATAACTTTTGCTACTAATCAAGCAGGTAGTTTTGCTTATACTATTACTGGAGTTAGTTCCGCAGATATTAGTGGAGCAAGTTTAACAGGTACAGTGAGTAATGGAAGTACTTTAAATTATACAGTCGCATCAGATGCTACTACAGAAGGTTCAGAAACTTTCAGTATTTCACTAAACAACGGATTATCTAATACTCCAACTGTTACGTTTAATGATACATCATTAACACCTGCGCCAACTTATAGTTTAACACGATCTACTGCAAGTGTTAACGAAGGTGGAAGTTTTACTATAACTTTTGCTACTAATCAAGCGGGTAGTTTTGCTTATACTATTACTGGAGTTAGCTCAGCAGATATTGGAGGAGCAAGTTTAACAGGCTCAGTTAGTAATGGAAGTGTGTTAAGTTACAATGTAACTGCTGATACTACTACTGAAGGATCCGAAACATTTAGTATTACGCTAAACAATGGACTATCTAATACTCCAACTGTTACGATTAATGATACCTCGCTAACCGCTCCAAGCTATAGTTTAGGAAATACTTGGAATGGCCAAACTATAGCAAATGGCACAATTCTTTTCTTCTATTTACGCTCAACAAATGCCAGTGGAGTAACGGTAAACGTTAGCAAAAGCGGAACAGGGTCTAGTCGTGTTACTATAGATCCTACTAGTTTTACAATTGCTGGTAATGGTCAAACAGATACTTATATACAAGTAACTACAAGTAATCCTTCTAGTCCTATTGCTCAGCAAAGTGTAACTATTAGTTTAAGTACTGGTCAATCTTTTAGTTTTAATATTCAAGCAGTTACGGAGCAAATACCTTGGGTAACTTCTGTTGTAGATACTATGTTTTCACCAATTTATTACAATGGTGAAACTATTACGTATGCAATTAATATGGCTAGCCCAATAACTGCAAGTACTCAGGTACGTGTTTCTGTATGGACAGGTGTTACAGTTAATGGCACGGGTGGAACAGAAAGCCGCGATTACTACATATTTACTGGCGGACAGCCTATTAGTGGTGTTAATGGATTTTTTCCATTAGGTGCTATGGATGGGTATTATACTACTATACCTAATCCAGGCTTAAATACTAGAGTAGTAGTTAAAGCTAGAACAGTTAGTGCTGGTAATGTTCAACCAACGGATATTGTTGGCACTGTACGTGAATTACGAAGCGATGCACCTCCATAACCCTAAACTTCAGCAAAATATATACCCTGTCCAATCTTTGGGCAGGGTATTTTTTTGCATTGACAAACTCCCGCCCTTGTGGTATAATATACCAAAATGTCAGAACATTTCAATATTTTTTCTTGACAAGCTTTCATCCCAATCTAAAGGGCGGACTTCCCGTTTAGATTATAATTAAATATACAACCACTGCTAATAAGGAGATCTGATTATGGTGGAGATTGATAACCACAGCCTCATTCAGACAGTTTCACTAGTTGCGTTAGCAGTTGTTGCTTTCTCAGTTGGAATTCAGAAACTGCTAAAAGACTGGAAAAGTACTGGTGCGGAAACTAGTATTATTACATTAATGCACACAGAGCTAGAGCGTATGAGTGAACAAAACGGCTTACTAGCAACCGAATTAAATCGCTTGCAACAAGAAATGATTTTACTTAATACTCAACTAGCACAACTATGCGTTGAAAATCAGCAACTACAAACCGAAGTTGTAGCTTTAACAGAAGAAGTAAATAAATTTAGAGTGTCGGCTACACTTGCAGCAGCAAAGAAAGTAAGGTAATACAATGGAACCAGCAAAGATTAGTTATAAAATTTACCAAGGTAGTACTTTCCAGGAGACTCTTCGCTGGGAGTCAGAAACAAAACAATACGCTCCAATTTCTGCTATTACTCAAGCAGCGCCTTGTGTAATCACTACTAGTAGTGCACATGGTGTACCCCTAAACTGGAGAATACGAGTAACTGGTGTTAATGGAATGAAAGACATTAACACCATTAGTGAAGATGCCTACTATTTGGTTACTGGCAAAACATCTACTACAGTAACCCTAAACCAAGTTAATTCGGCAAGTTACGGTGCTTATACTTCGGGTGGAACTGTAGAGTACAATACACCAATTCCTATTACTGGCTATACAGCACAAATGCAGATTCGTGAGACCCTGGAGTCTACTACAGTTTTACATGAGATGACAACTGCTAATGGTGGCATTATTATTGATCCCGTTAATTACACAATCTCACT